CTTACTGCAACAGGTTCAGCAGTTAATGAAATTACTATAGCTAACGCAGGTACAGGAGTTACTGGACCAGTTATTTCAGCAACAGGTGAAACTAACGTTGGTATTAATGTTAACCCTAAAGGAACAGGAGTTTTTAATTCTGGAGGATCAGCGGTTAAAATTGCAGGACTGGAGACTATGTGGGTTCCAGCAGCAGCAATGTATGGAGCTACAACTAATGGTGCTGATGCACAACAAGTAGAAACAACAGCAGGTAGACCTGACATGAAAGTATTAGACTTTGATGCAGGTACGGCTGAAGCTGCACAATTTTCAGTAGCTTTTCCTAAATCGTGGAATGAAGGCACAATAACTTATCAAGTTTTTTGGAGTCCAAGTAATACAAGTACAGGAAATTGTTTATGGACTCTTTTTGGTGTATCAGTTGCTGATAATGCAACTATTGATGTTACTTATGGTACTGAACAAACAATTACAGACGCGGGTCATGGAACAGTTGAAGACCAACAAGTTACATCTGTTAGTAGTGCACTTACAATCAAAAATGCAGCAGTAGACACACAAACTTATTTCCAAGTACAACGAAATGCAGCTAGTGGTTCAGATACTTTTACAGGTGATGCAAGACTTCTTGGTATTAAAATATTCTTTACTACTGACGCGGCTAACGACGCATAAGGAATTTAGATATGAGAGACAAATTAAATCAACCTCTTACTGTTGAAGGCAAGAGTTCAAATAAAAAAAAATCAACCCGAGGTAAATCTTTTGGTTATCAAGTTTTAGGATTTGGTTCCGGAAAAGCACCCAATCCTCCTGTTACTTTTGCTTACTTAGTTGTAGCTGGTGGCGGACATGGAGGAGGTCACGTTGGCGGTGGCGGTGGCGGCGGAGGATTTAGAACTTCTTTCCCAGGAGGTTCAGGAATTACAGTCGAAGCTGGTGCTTACACAGTGACAGTCGGAGGCGGTGGTACTTCAATGAGAGGTGAAGATAGTGTATTTTTAGCGGGAACCCCTCAAGCATTTACATCTGGTGGAGGCGGAGGTGGAGCACCTTCTGGTGTTGCTACAGGAGCACCAAACCCATCTCTTGTACCCGGAGGATCTGGTGGCGGTGCAGGTCACGGAACATCTTCAGGAGCAGTGACCGGAGGAAGTGGAAACTTTCCTCCTGTAAGTCCCCCTCAAGGAAATAATGGCGGTAATGCTTTTCACAATCCATGGAACGGTGGAGGAGGAGGCGGAGCAGGTGGAGCAGGTGCTCCATATCCAAGTTCAGGTAATGGTGGACCCGGTGGAAACGGTTCTGCAAATAATATTGACGGAAACAACTACGTTTATTCTGGCGGTGGTGGTGGAAGTGGAGGAGGACCTCCAGGACCATTCCAACAAGGTAACGGTGCTCCCGGTGGCGGTGGCGGCGGTGGAAATGATGTCAGTAGTTCTTTTGGATCTGGTGGTACCGGTGGTAAAAATAACGGCGAAGCTGGAGACAGTTCAGGCGGTGGAAACGGTGGCGCTAACACAGGCGGTGGAGGCGGAGCCGGAGGAGAGAGAAATTTAGGTGGTGGAAATGGTGGTTCCGGAATGGTAATCTTAAGAGCACCTTCAGATGGAATATTTACTGTATCACCTCCAACAAATACAATTTCTTCTGTAGGAGGAGATCAAGTAGCAACGTTTTTAGTATCGGGGACTTTGACAATATAATGGCACATTTCGCAGAATTAGATGGAGACAATAAAGTATTAAGAGTACTCGTTGCTTGTAACGAAGACGTAAATAATTACGGTGGAGATCAATCAGAAATGGCTGCTAACCGTTTTGAAAAAACTGTTGCCCTTTCTTTTACAGGAGTTAAGTGGATTCAAACTTCTTATAACGATAATTTTAGACAAAGATTTGCTAGTACAGGTATGACCTATGATCCAGTAAATGATGTTTTTATACATGAACAACCTTTCGCTAGTTGGAGTTTAGATTCAGAATTTGAGTGGCAACCTCCTGTTGCACTACCTTCGGAAACAGAGATTTATAAAAATTTAAAATGGGACGAAGATAACCAAAGGTGGTTAGCTAACAGTGTTGAAAATTCTAATAGTTATTATTGGGATCCTTCTTCTGCTGAATTTGTATTGATTTAATTCAATACATTCGTTATAAGAAAGACCATAAAGATATTACAGATGCAATTAAAAAATGATTATTGGTATTTTGAAAGTGCCCTATCAAAAAAATTTTGTGAAGAGTTAATTTTATACGGTAATCAAAAAAACAAAATGATTGGAACAGTAGGTGCGATTCCTCCTACATTTAAAAAGAAAGAATTATCTAAAAAAGATAAGAAAGAGTTAAACAAGATTAGAAAATCAGACGTAGTTTTTTTAGATGATTTATTTATATTTAAAACTATACAACCTTATATACACGCTGCTAATAAAAATGCTGGGTGGAATTTTGAATGGGATCATTCTGAAACATCTCAATTTACAACGTATAATAAAAATCAATTTTATGATTGGCATACAGATGGAAGCCATAATGTTTATGAATCTATCAACCCAAATTATGTTGGTAAAATGAGAAAACTTTCTGTAACTGTTTCTTTATCTGACCCTAAAAATTATAAAGGAGGAGATTTACAATTTGATCTATCTAATCCTAAACAAAAAAATAAAAGAATAATTACAACCATTGAAAATATTAAACCACAAGGTTCAATTGTTGTGTTTCCTTCTTTCCTTTGGCATAGGGTAACACCTGTAACAAAAGGGACTAGGTACAGTTTAGTTATATGGAGCTTAGGTAAACCATGGAAATAAATTTTAAAAAAAATAAATACTGTGTAATTAGAAACGCCATTTCAAAAGAGTTGGCTGAATTATGTTATAACTACTTAGTATTAAAAAGAAAAACTGCTAAGACTTTAATAGAAGTTAAATACTTTACACCTTTTGAAAATATATATGGAACTTGGAATGATCCTCAAGTACCTAATACTTATTCAATTTACGGTGATGTACTAATGGAAGTTTTACTAGATAGGTTGACATCAACTGTTCAAAAAAACACAAAATTAAAACTGTCTCCAAATTATGCTTATGCTAGAATATATAAAAAAGATGACATACTTCATAAACACAAAGACAGGTTTAGTTGTGAAATATCTACTACAGTATTTTTAGGTGGAGACACTTGGCCTATATTTTTAAATCCTGATTTAAAAGAAGGTGTTGAAAGAAAAGAAGGAGATAGATTAATTTATGTAGCTTCTAAAAAAAGAGGGAAAGAAGTAAATTTAAAACCTGGAGACATGTTAATATATAGAGGCATGGAATTAGAACACCACAGAGAAATGTTTAAAGGTAATGATTGTGCCCAAGTCTTTCTTCACTACAACAATATGAAAACAAAAGGCTCTCAATTAAACATATATGACGGTAGACCTCATTTAGGTATACCATCAGAAATAAAGGTTAAAAGATGAAGATAGCAGTAATAGGTACAGGAACTGTTGGAGTAATGACTGTTTGTCATTTTCTACATTATTCGGCAAACATGAATTTACACATAGATTGTATACACAATCCAAGTAAAAATATCTTGGGTATTGGAGAAAGTACTAACATACAAGTACCAGATGTTTTATTTAAAGCTGCAAACTACAACGGTTTTGAAGATGCGGATGAGTTAGATCTTACAATTAAACACGGTGTTATGTATAAAGATTGGAGAAAGAAAGATTTTCTAAGTCCTATCGTTCCACCTTCTTACGCTTTTCATTTTAATAATTTTAAACTTAAAGATGTTATTTTTAAAAGGTTGAAGAAATACCATAAACGTAACTTTAAAGAAATTAAAGGAGACGTTTCATCTATTAAACAAAACAATAGAGAGGTTACATTAACTGTTAATAAAAAAAAATTAAAGTATGATTATGTTATAGATTGTTCTGGATACCCTGAAGATTATTCTGATTATAGTATGCCTGATTTTTTACCCTTAAATCATGCTCTAGTTCATTCAGTAAAAGAACCTGGTAATTGGAATTATACATACCATCAAGCAACTAAAAATGGTTGGATGTTTGGCATACCTTTAAAAACAAGACAGGGTTGGGGTTATCTTTTTAACGATAATATAACAAAAACAAAAGAAGCCGAAGAAGATATATCAAAAATATTTGGCACAAAAAAATTAAACTTAAGAGAATTTAAATTTAAACCTTATAGAGCAAACAATGTTTTAGATAACAGAATTATTAAAAATGGTAACAAAGCTATTTTTTATGAACCCATGGAAGCTTTATCTAGTGTTGTTTATGATAATATAAATAGAATGTTTTATGATTATATTCTAGGTCAATTAACAAAAGACGAAGTTAATGATAAATTTAATTCAATGTCTAAGCAGTATGAAAATTTTTTGTGTTTTGTATATCACGGAGGTTCAGTATTTAATACTCCTTTTTGGAAAGACACTATTTTTAAAACAACTAACCACTTGAAAAAAAACGAATCTTGGAATAAAACAGTGGAGTATATCAATGACCCAACAACAATTGATATGTATCTTGGAACTAAAGTAGAATCATTTCCTTTTATTCCAAGGAGCTACAGAATAATACAAAAAGGATTAAACTATGAATATTTCAGATAAAGAAGAATTAAGTAAACAAATTTTTAAAAACACAAAATTAGAAAACGAAGTTAATGATTTAAAAGAAAAATTAATGGCTGAAAAAATTCGTAATAAATCAGAACTAGAAATGAATAATGATTTAAAAAGAATTATAGAAACAAGTAAATTACAAATTGATTCTCTAAATAAAATTTTAGATCAGTATGCACAAAAAATAGTTTTCTATAGAAATCAAATAAATAAATTTTTAGACTAACAATAGTAAAAATTATTTGCGATCACTAATAAAATCAAATACGATTGAATATCTTGGTCCTATATTTTTATAGATATTATTCGGTGTATTTACAATTGAATGTTTAATTTTAGGGTCAAATATTAATAGTGAGTTTTCTTCTCCTGGAATAATAACCGAGTCTTCAATAATAGTTCCAAAGCAAGAAAGATTATTTTTTAAATAATATACCGCAGTAAATTCTGTTGGGTGAGTGTGGTTGATAAAACAAGAACTTTCTTTAGATACGTTTGCCCATGAACTATGTAGCTCTATGTTTTTGTTTATACTTAAAACTTTATCTTTAATCGCATTGTATAAAGTTTTCCAATTGTTTTTATGTTTCATAATATCGTATAAGTTATTATATGTTTGGTATTTAGGAACCTCTAAACATAAATTACCAGAATCAATTTGTTGGTCTATGTCTTTTATAAAAGATTTATTTGAAAGGGTAATAAGATCTTTAAATAGATAAAATTTATCTGATAGTTTTATCTGCATGATCTATTCCATTTAACCAATTTTTAAAATTCCATTGTTTCCATTGAGCGTATTGAAAATTAGTAGGAACACTTTTAATTACATCACTAGGGGACATTTTTTTAACTATCTTAATTATTTCTTCTATGTCTTGTTTGTCATGTTTATCCCAAAGTTTTTTTGAGTGTTTCCAAAATTTAGTGTCGTAAGTAGAGCCTTTTGAATAATGCCATAGTATAAAGTTTTGGACTTGTATTATATAATTCTTTATATTATTTACAGTGTGTTCTTTAGTACAGTTATTAAAAATATAATCGAAATAAAATCTACAAGACTTTATATAACCACCCATCGCTGTTGCTTCTAAGGGTTCGAGAAAAAATAATTTATTACCATTTAACAATACTCTATTATCTATAATAGGTTTTTTAACTACATACTGACTAAAGGGAAAAACTTTGTTTATCTTACTTACTTTAAATGTTTCTTTAAAATCTTTTGTAGCTTCTTTTACTGAAGTAATTTTATTATTAAAAATATAACCTAGAGAAGTTTTATCTGGTAGAGGTATATAAAAGCACCAACCATTTTTGTGAGCTATCGATCGTGTGTAGTCTACGTCATTTTCTTTTTTAGGAAGTGTTGCTAACAAAGCGCAATTAAGAGGGTTGGTTAAGGTGTCATATTTATTAAAGTTTTTAGGAGCACCTCTACAATCTATAATATAATCAGCATCTATATCACTATACTTTTTTATATTTTCATCTGTTTCTTTAAAATTAATATCCAAGTTATTGCAAACAAAGTCTTGAAATTGTTTAGGTTCAAAATGTAAAGCGTATCTTCCTACAGGAAAATGGTGAAATATTTTTTTATTTTTTTTACCAAAATTTTCATACATAATACCTGTCTTAGTTGTTGTAGGAAATTTATTTAAATAACCTAAGTTAAATGTTTCGTATAAAAGATCTGGAAAGTCTAAAGTTGTCCCTTGTCCTGTAGGCACCGGAGGTATTGAAGAATCATATATTAATTCTATTTCAACTTTGGTATCAATAAAATTTCTATAGTGAGCAAAATGTGTGGCAGAGATACAACCTGCATTACCTCGACCAATAATTACTATTTTCATCAGTCAATAATATTTTGTTTAATTTCTTTTAAAATAATTTTTTTAAACTTAGCTTCTTTAAATCTTTTATATCTGTCTACCAAAGGTATAAACTTTTCCCAGATACCTGCTTTGGAACAAGTTTTTGTAATTCTATGTAATCTTTCAGTAAAATCAAATCTTTTTAATCGTATTTCATGCTCACTATCAAAATGAACATAAGCTATGTCTTCATCTTTTTTTAATTTAAACTCGTCTATATTATCCCATAAATTAAACTCCATGTTAATATTTCTAAACCATTTAGAAATATTAAAAGTTCCTGGTATTAATGAGCCATATTTTAAATGCGGACTATTAGAGAAATAAGGTGATGTTAAAGTCATTTGCACATCTTCTTCACAGAAAAAAACGTAAGAAGAAGACAGTTGAAACATCATATTATTTTTAAAATTAATCATGTGTGGAAAAGTAACGTTTAAAAAATTTTTAGAAATAGGTGTAAACTCACTATCTTTTATTTTGTAGTGACAATTCATAGGGGATTTTAATACAGCTATTCGAGAGGATAAATTTTTCACCGCCGGACAGTAAAAAATATTAGATTTTTTTTCAAGGTCTTTAGACATTCTTTTCTTTAAATCATTTCCTAAAATTGTAGGGTCTTTATATA